CTACGATTTAGCATCTTTCTTTTTCTCCTCAGCATTTGGTTGTTCTTGTTGCTGTGATTTTACGAAAAACTTTTGTAACACTTCTAGTTTATCATTATAGTCAGCTATCTTACCTAATTCTACTTCAATAGAATCTTGTATATCTTGGTGTTCTCCTATACCTGTAGGATTTGTTAATAGCACTTCTACATTAGAAATGTGTTTGTTAATTAGCCCAACATAGTAAGTACGAGCTGCTCCAATTAATACTTCTCTCATATATTATTCTCCTTTGCTTTGAAAGCTTTTATAACGTCAGATGAAAATAGTTTCTGTAGATTTAATAAGTACATTCTAGATGCCATATTATCTCCACCTGAAACACTTTTCTTATAGTCTAAATTATTTATAATCTTTTTTAAAGATTGTGTATTGAAAACAATAGTAGCAAATGTTTCATCTCCAATACATAGGTTGTGAAACCAATAGTCAGATTCTGTTGCATTAATTCCACTCGGTTTACCATAACACTGATATTCAATAGCTATATTACCAGTCTTCTGCCAAACATCTCGTTCGCTTTTTACTTCAATCTTTTTATTTTGAAGCATGTCAGCAACTAATTGCTCTCTGACTTTACCATATTCTAAGTCTATATCGAATTTCTTTCTATTTTTAACACTTGGTTCTAGATTTTGCATAAAATGCTCCTAAATTAATGAATTTTAAAAAAACGTCTCGTTTTAAAGCCCCTCAGAGGGGTGAAAGTATTCCTCCGTGTGTGATTGTACCTGATTATGTAGCCCCTATGTCTACGACCTCGCAAGCTCCAGCAGTGCAAGCAAGCTCTTTTGCTCCTGATGTTGTATCATCTTTTTCATAACTTGTCAAGAGATTCCAATCAATATCAGGCATTTTATCTAAAAGTGCTGTATACTCATTATATTCTACATCTTGGTAGGGTGCTTGTGCATAAGTATGGTCACTATGTGGTAAAAAACTAATTCCTGATATATCATCAAAGTTTTCATATACCCATGCTCCTACATGTAACCATTCATTTTCTCTTACAGATATAGTTACAGATGGTTTATGTTCACACCAATGTTTTTGAAATGCCTGCCACATACGTAACTGGTCTACAGCAGATAAATCATTTCTAGTTGTAGCTCCATCAGGTGCTTTCATTGGAAAGCTAAATACTGTAGTGCTATCAGGTTTCATTACATCAGGTTCGTTTGGTATACCTACAGACTTCATAAACTCTGTTAATGGGTCTTTATTATCTCCACGTACAGTTCTAATATAATATTTACTATGTCTAGCATGGATGCCACTAGCGCTATCTACTAGCTGTGATACTGTACCACTAGGTTTAACACAAGTAATAGCTGTTGATTGTGGTATACCTAAAGTCTTAGCTATTTCTTTATTAGTATCAATAGCAACTTGTTTTAAGTCTTTTAGTATATCGCCTATACGACTATCGTCAAATACTTGTTGTCCATCTTCTAGATAGATTGTATTATAATCATTTAATAATTTACTATCCATAATACCTGTAAGAGATACACCCAACAATCTTTCTTCTTCTGTATTGTCTTTCCATATCTTACGCAAGTATTTAAAATTAGTAAGAGTAGATTGAAATGTACCCAATAAAGTAGCTATTCTAACTTTTTCTTTTAGTGTTTCAACAGTGTCTTCTGCTCGTACAACTACTTCAGATAGATTACAAAATTGATATGGTCTAAGTATAATCTCACTACAAGGATTACAACCAAATGCATAATCTGTTTTACGTCTACCATTTCTCATAGCTTGTTCTTTTGCAGACTTACGATTAAAGATACCACGTTCTCCTGATTTACTTTGTACAAGAGATAACCATTCACGCATGAATGTTTCCATGTCTATCTTTCCTTTGTAGGCAACGCTGTTGTTTGCTAATGCACGTTGTCCTTCGTTTTCCCACCATTGTCCAGACTTAGCATGACGCATTTGGTCATCACCAAGATTGGAAAGACTGATAAGCGCACTACGTCGTACCCCTCCGACGACAACAACTTCACCAATCTTACACATTATATCGTGACATTCAACAGGATACAGTCTTCTACCTGCAGCTCCTTTAAATATCTCAATACAAAAATTAAATAAATCAACTAATGGTGCAGGACCTGAAGCTCTGCCACCAAATGTTTTAAGTCTAGCTCCTGCAGGTCTAACATCATCTACATTTAATAGTGGGATTTGTCCCACATATAACATAGCAATCCACTCTCGTAGGGCTTTTGCCCACCCTGACCTAGAATCACCTACTTTAATTTCAGTAGAGCTATCCTCAAAGTGTTCGTTAACTACAGGTAATTTATCTACGTTTTCTCTCTCTACAGAGAACCCTACACCAGTACCACACATAAGTATATACATACACTCATCAAAAGCACGAGGACTATCTACAGGTAAGTAAGAGCAGTTATATCCTGCTACATGACATCTATCTAATGCAGGACCTGCTGTCATTAATGCTCGCATGCTTGGCATTGTTTGTAAGTCTGTTATATGTTTGTATATATCTTCTTTAAGATTAGAAGGCATAGAATAACTATGTTTTTCTTGTAAATGATTCTCCATAAAAGACATGTATCTATCTACAGTTTCAGACCATACTTCTCTTCTATTTTCATCAGGTAGCCATCTAGCATATCTAGATAGTGCTATAAAGTTTTGATAGTCTGTGGGTAATTCTTTTTGGTTCTTCATGTGTTCTCCGTAATTATTTTAATATTCTTAATTCTCATTCCTTCTATGTCGTGGAAGAATTCTTTTAATGAATCTTCTACTTCTTCATCTACTCTTTCATCGACAGGCATAGGATACTCCGATTCGTCAATGGTAATTGTCATTAATACTTTAATCTTTACTGCCATTTTTAATCTCTATTAGTTTAGATAAATACCATTGTGCTTTATTTAAATCTTCAACACCATTCTTGTATCTATATCTCCATAAGTATTTAATTATATTACCTTGTAAGTAATATTCAAATCCTTTATCTGTAGCTGCTTCAATAGCATCAATACACTCAATACCTTTTTGGTTATAGTGTGGTGGATGATTTACCATGTCGTCTACTAATTCTCTACCAACCATTTTTGTTTCTTCAAAAATCTTTTGGTAATTATCATCAGATGGTGAGCCTTTTTCAAAGTCAATCATCTCTTTTATACTAGCAGCCATTAAGCTCTCCCATTAGTTTTAGAATTAAAATTTAAATTAATTACATTACCATCTTTACCTACAATCTCTAACTTAGCCTTGTTGGATTTGTCAGACTTGTTTTCTATTTCCATATACTTTTCTAACTCAGGTATTACACCTGGATTATCTTCCATATACGGAACTACAGATGCTATCATCTGACATAGGTGAAAGATTTGATTGTACCCATCATCATCAATAGGATTAGAATTAGATGTTACAATATTTACTTCGATTGTACCTAACCAATTTTTATTCTTATCTAAATTAGGTGTAATCTGTATATAGAAATCTTCGTTATTTACTCGCATAGGCTCTCCTTATCTTTTTATTTTTATACTTTATAAATTTTGGATGTTTGTTTACACCCTTTTCTTTTAACCAATCTTCAGGAATTATTCTATCGAAGTATCTAAAACCATATTTAATACACCATTCTCCATACGAAGATTTAGCACCCTTTCTTAACTTATTTCTACTGTTAGTAAAAATAAATCTAATATCTAAATCAGGGTGTTGTTTTTTGATAGCAAGATGTTTTCTTCTATCAGATGCGATAAACCTACCTTTTGTTTCTATTATTATACCATTATATAAGATAAAATCAGGGGTATAGGTGCGATATGCGAGGTCTTCCCACTCTATCTTTACTTTTTCATATAGGAAATTGACATTGTTTTGTATTAGATAAGTAGCAACTTTATCCTCTAGACCACTCCTATACCCATGTTTACGTGCCATTTGGGTAGCACTATAGGCAGACATTATTTATCTCCCCATATTTTTTTTGCTTCTTTCTTTAAATAATCACTCCAAGTCCATGAATCATAGTTTGGATAGATTAAAGAAGCTAGTTCATGTTTGTCATTACTAATAGACAAAAACTTTTGTATGCTAAAAGCTACTCTTTTAAGTTGTTTTTTATATACAGATAAATTATTAAGTGTAAACTTATTATAATCTTTAGGTGTAGCAAAAAATAAATCTATACTATTATCAGGATATGCCATAGAATAAAATGCCATCTGTCTCTTCTGTGCTTCAGTAGGTTTACTTGGCATTCTTGTTGATGTTTTTAAGTCAACAATTTTATCTTTAAATCTAAAGTCAATATATCCCATAACAGGTATAGGCATGTCATCAAAGAGTACTTCAACCTTTTCTTGATATTGTTCTAAGTTTTTATACTTAAAGTTTTTATCAATGACCTCACCAAACTTTCTAAGTAAAGTCTTTTCTTTAGCTACTTTAGGATTATTTAAATCAATTTTAGATTTTGTACACATATCCATAAACTGTATTTCCAGTAAGTTAAAATCAAACTTTCCTGTTGTATACTTATTAGCTAGTACGGCTTCTTCTACAGTACCTCTAATAGCACCTGCTCCACTACCTGATTTAACACCAAACAAATACCTAGCTACCCACATAGGCATGTCGCTTATGTAGGTATTTATACTGCTAGGTGATAAGTAGTTAATGTTATGCACCTTAAAAGGGTTATTCATTAACATTAGTTTAAGCTACCTCAGTATCGTCAATGTCTACAAAAGACTCAACCACCTTCATATCATCTTTAGATATTTTAGGTTCGTCAACTGCTTTCTCAGCCCATTGAGTATTGATATAGTCATTATAGTTTTTAATGTATTCCATAAAGTCTTTAAATACATCTTGGTCTGCATCAACTATATCTATTGCATTCTTCATATCTACAGAAGCAACAGGTGTGTAGTAACTAGTACCGTTAGGTAGTTCATTCTTCTCAGTTACTAAGTCAATGTTATATTGAATAGGTAGTCGTTGCTTCTTATCTATTTGAGTTAATATTTCGCCCATATGTGCAACAGCATTTCTATTATCTATTTCCCATATAACAGGTATAGTATCTAGTTTAGTAGGTTTACCTTCTACATCTACAGGGTCAATTAAAGTAGCATAGCCAAACAAAACTCTAACTTTCTTTATTTGCCTAAGTAAATCCTGCATATTTTGAGGAAGTGCTTTAAAATCTTTAATATAACCTGAAGGCTTTCCACAATTAAAACCACCAGTATTATCTTTTAAATCTACAGATAAACTATCTGCCATTAAAGTTCTATGAAAAGAACCCTTTGGTTCATTTGGTTTAGGATTTTTACTAGCTACAAATCTTCGCCACATAAACCGTTGTGCAAACACTCTAAAGTTTGCAGACTTTGCAAATACAAAAGTAGATTCACCACCTTCTTCTTTAGAAGGTATTTCTAGTCTATAAGAACCACCCTCTACGACTTCTACATTAGCAGTCTTACCATTGACTTTGGCTTGTCCCATAATAGGTTGATGCCAAATTCTAAACCTTGGAAGTATGACTGTCCGTGTAGTAGATTTTTTATTTTCGCTAGCAAAGCCCATAGCTTTTGCCATTACTGCGTAATCATCAGTATTTATAGTTGTAATTTCATTCATATAGTTATCTCCTTATATCTGAATTTTCTTGTTATATCATAAAACATCTACTGTGTCAAGCCAATTATTACCTATTTTTGCTTCTAATGCCAAAGGCACATTAAATACTATGTCCCACTTGTTTTGTATCAAGTTTGTAAGTATTTCATTTGTTGAATCAATTATATAGATAACTTGGTTTTCTTCTTGTGGATGTATATCTATTACTATGCTATCGTGTACAGTATTAACAATACAAGATTTCATATTAGTTAGTTTATTTTCTATGTACAATAAAGCTACAGGAACTATATCTGCTGTAGCAAAAGACTGTACAGGGTAGTTTTTAATTTGTGTGAAGTTAGATACCCCACCTCTCATACGTCTTTCTATATCAGGAAAAGAAAATTGTCTACCTGATGGTGTAGTAATTTTACCAGTTTTTAAAGCCTCCTTAGCCAATCTGGAATGCCAAAGTGCGATTCCTTTGTACTTTTTTGTGAACTGTTCATAATACGCTGCTTCAGCAGCTGTCCTCCCAAACCCTGTAGCTCCGTAGAGTGGGGCGAACGTGTGGCTTTTTCCTTCCTGACGAGTGGTAGCCTGCCCATTATCCGAAATAACTTTCGCGGTATAGCTGTGAACATCGAAACCATCTTCTATCTCCTTCATTGCTGTTTTATCTTGTGATAGAAAAGCTGCAGCTCTAAATTCTAATTGAGCAAAGTCAGCTTCTAATATCTTCCCATTATCCCACTGTGATTTAAATACTCTTTTTACAGGGAATGTACCCCCTCTAGGCATATTCTGCATATTAGGGTCTGCTCCACTAAGTCT